AAGAAATGCAAAAGTGGAGTATGATACATTAACTGAGGAAAGGCGCAATGTAAAAGTTGATACTACCATCCTTGAGACTAATTTGGTTTATACTAGTGGCGGTGGTGGATCTGGTGGTGGATCTGGTGGTGGATCTGGAAGTTATGTATATATAACTGGAGATCTTATAAGAAATGAATACGGTGGCGATGGTGCTGCCGCTCAAGCCGCTGCCGAACAAACTGGAGCCAATATTATCATAGGTCCAGGAGCAGTATCAAATTATGGGGTAGATCCAAGCATAGGTCAAGTGCAAAGTTCTCCAGCAACAAATACACAAAGTAGCTTATATGACAATCCATTTTAATATAATTCAAATAAATAATTAAACTAAAATAATTCCAATGAGAGCAATAGATCCATTAGCACAATCATTTTATGTTGAACCAGAAAGTGGGTTTTATGTAACATCGATTGACTTATATTTTTCTTCCAAAGATGACAATCTTCCGGTAGCAATTCAGTTGCGATCAATGCAATTGGGATTGCCAACCCAAATGATCTACCCATTTGGAGAGGTAGTACTAGAACCAAATCAAATAAATGTCTCAGATGACTCTACCGTACCAACAAGAGTTACTTTCCCATCACCAGTATATTTGACTGGAGGTAGATTCCACTGCATAGTCATATTATCAAATTCAACTCAAACAAAATTATGGACCTCTAAATTGGGTGGAGTTGATATTACTACTACGAATGGATTAGAGTCTGAAGAAGTCATTGTTTCCAAACAACCTCTTTCTGGTGGATTATTTAAATCTCAAAACGCATCAACTTGGAATGAAAGTATCTACGAAGATCTAAAGTTTACTCTATATAGAGCGGATTTTACAACACAAGATGGTAATATAAACTTTTATAGTCCAGAATTGAATCTGGGAAATGACCAAATTGCCATTTTGAATGATGACTCATTGGAAATGAATTCCAAATTAATTAGAGTTAGTTTGGCTTCTACTATACAAGACACGGGATTAACTATAGGAAACACAATTTTACAGATAAACTCAAATGCCACTGGAAAATATGTTGGTGCTGGAGGTTCTGCATTTGGTTCATTAAATATAACAAATCCTGGAATTGGTTATACGCCCACTATAGGAAGTTATGTATATAACAATGTTCCACTTGTTTCATATACAGGATCTGGAAAAAATGCAACAGCTAGCATATCTATAACGAATGGGACTGCAACTGCAGCCGCTATTGATTCGGGTGGAAGTGGATATAATGTTGGTGATGTATTAACAATAGAGCAAATAGGAGCAAATAATCTTGGAAGAAACTTACAATTGTCTCTGTCAGAAATTGCTGGCGAAAATGAATTAATTATTAGTGATGTACAAGGAGATTTTTCCGTTGGAAGTGGTAGTTATATCCAATACATAAATTCTTCTGGCATAACAACAGATCTTAATTATTCAATTGGTGGAGTAGAAGTTCTTGCTGATGGAATAGTAACTGTAAATGATGGTTTACATATCAAAGTAAACCATAAAAATCATGGAATGCACGCAAGAGAGAATTCTGTCGTAATATCAAATGTATCATCTGACATAAAGCCAGCAAAATTGATAGCAGAATATGCCAAAAGTTCAACCGAATCAATTTTTGTTTCGGATACAACAAACTTCACCACATTCGAAAATGTTGGTGTGGGAACAACAAATCCAGGTTATGTTCTAATCGAAAACGAAATCATTGCATATGATGGAGTCACCGAAAATTCTCTAACTGGAATTACAAGACAAATAGACCAAACAAAATCATTTACTTATGATATTGGAACTCTTGTTTACAAATATGAATTAAATAAAATATCACTAAGAAGAATAAATACTATCCACACTTTACAGGATTCAAATGTTGATGACTCCATAGGTTTGGATTACTATAATATAAAAATAAACACTTCACAAAGTGGAAAGACAGATCCTTTACCTTATGGACAAGTAGATAGAAGTTCAGGAACAACTTTTCCAAAACTTTATATAAAAGAAACAAAATCTACAGGGGGAATCAGCATTAAAGCCACGCAGAATATACAATATGAATTAATAAGACCTAACATCCAACATTTAATTCTTAATGGGACATACATCACATCAAGAGTGAGAACAGTTTCCGGAACAAGCGTGGATGGAAATGAAATTTCGTTTATTGATAAAGGATTTCAGCAAATTTCATTAAACCAAGACAACTACTTTGATAATCCAAGAATTATTTGCTCTAAAGTAAACGAGAACACAAAACTTGGTGCCTTACCAGAAAATAAGTCACTGACTCTAAACATGAATTTGAATACTACAAATTCGTATATTTCTCCGGCAATAGATTTGGATAGAGTCGGCATGATATATGTCACAAATAGAGTTAATAATAAAATTTCTGACTATGCTGCTGATGGTAGGGTAAGCACACTTCGAGAAGATCCATCTTCATTTGTTTATGCAACTAATTTAATTGAATTAGCAGTTCCTTCTACCTCAATTAAATTAATTGTGGCCGCATATGTGAACAACAGTAGCGACCTAAGAGCACTATATGCAATACAAAATGAGGCATCAGATAATTTAATTTATTATCCATTCCCTGGATTCAACAATTTAGATAGTCTAGATAGAGTTATTAACGATTCAATCAGTGATGGAACTCCAGACACTTATGTACCAAAAACTGATGTTCTTTCTAATGAGCCAAGAAATATGGATATGAAAGACTATGAGTTTACAATTAATGAATTGCCGCCATTTAGATATTTTAGTATTAAACTAATCGGAACTTCAACAAATCAGGCATATCCGCCCGTCCTAAAAGATCTAAGAGTAATTGCGCTAGCATAACATGAGTTACTTAAAAGTACAAGGACACCCAAACTTCTTTCGGGACAACACAACAAACGCAGTATTGAATGTAAATATGTCTGAATATAAAAGATATCTGAATGTAAAGTCCGCAAAAGAAAATGAAGCCGAAAAAATGGATCAAATAGAAAATGAGATAACATCACTAAAAGATGATATCAGTGAAATAAAAAAATTACTTATAAAATTAACAAATGAATCCAGATAAAATAGTATTGGAAGACTTCAATAAGTTATTTGAGTATGAGAGACTTTCAAGGGATATAGATAGTATTGGTGATATTGAAATAGCAAAAAATCTTGCCAAATCATATATTAAATTATATCTAAAACAACAAGAAGTTATTTCAAAATTGTAAAATGGCACAACCATCTTCTAGACAAGAACTTATTGACTATTGCCTAAGGAAACTAGGTGCTCCAGTTTTAGAAATTAATGTCGCTCAGGAACAAATAGAAGATCTAGTCGATGATGCAATACAATTTTTCCAAGAAAGACATTTTGATGGCGTTGCTCAAACTTTCTTAAAATATGAATTGACCCAAGAAGATATTGATAGAGCAAGAGGCAAACAAGGAGTTGGAATAACAACTGTTACTGGAAATAAAACATATGAATATACAGAAACAGCAAATTATCTCCAGATACCATCTTATGTTATTGGTGTAAATAAAATATTTCAATTTGAAGGATCCAATAGTATTTCTAGTGGAATGTTTAGTATCAAATATCAATTGTTCTTGAATGATGTTTATTATTGGGGATCTACAGAACTATTGACCTATTCAATGGTAAAAACTTACCTCGAAGATCTAAACTGGCTACTGACAACACAAAAACAAATTAGGTTCAATAAAAGAGAAGATAAATTGTATCTTGATATTGATTGGTCTAGCGTTACAGTTGGTCAAACACTAATTATTGATTGCTATAGAGCACTAAATCCAGCAGAATCGATAAAAGTATGGAACGATTCTTTTCTAAAACAATATTTAACTGCTCTCATAAAAAGACAATGGGGACAAAATCTAATTAAATTTAGAGGAGTCAAACTTCCTGGTGGAGTAGAATTGGATGGAAGACCAATTTACGATGATGCCCAAAAAGAACTTGATATTATTATGGAAAGAATGTCAAGTACTTATGAACTTCCTCCGCTAGACCTTGTGGGGTAAGTATGCTAAATCCATTTTTTCTCCAGGGATCAAAATCAGAACAAGGTTTAATTCAAGATCTAATCAATGAACAATTGAAGATCTATGGAGTTGATGTATATTACATCCCAAGAAAATATCTAACGAAGAAAACAATTATAAAAGAAGTCATTGAATCAGAGTTCAATAATGCATATCCAATAGAAGCTTATATCGATACCTATGAAGGATATGAAGGTGCTGGCACACTATTATCAAAGTTTGGAATACAACCATACAATGATTTAACTTTAATAATATCAAAAGAAAGATTTGAGACTTATATAACACCATTGACAAAAAATCTTTCTAATATAGAACTAACGACTAGACCAAAAGAAGGTGATCTAATTTATTTTCCACTTGGAGACAGATTATTCGAGATTAAGTTTGTGGAACACGAAGTTCCTTTTTATCAACTTCAGAAAACTTATGTTTATAATCTGAAGTGCGAACTATTCAGATATGAAGATGAGATAATAGATACCGGAATAGAGTTCATAGATGACAATGTAGAGGAACAGGGTTACATTCAAACCTTTGATATGGTTGGTGCCGGAGTAACGGCTACTGCGGTTGCCACATTAGTTGATGGTGGCGTAACATTTGTTAATATAACAAACAGAGGAAGTGGATATAATTCTGCGCCAAGTGTTTCTTTCTCTCCTCCAGTTTCTGGTTCAGTTGCTACTGGTATCGCAACAATGATTGGTGGTATTGTAGATCTTTGCGAGCCAAATGTAAATCTACTGAGAGTTCAGGGAGTAGAAATCACAAATGCCGGATATGGATATACAGTAGCACCAAGAGTAGAGTTTTATGGTGGTGGAGGAAGTGGTGCTTCTGCTGTGGCATCTATTGGTGATGGAATAGTTGGAATTATAACAGTTACAAATGGTGGCTCTGGATATACCCAAACACCAACCATACAATTTGTTGGAGCTTCCAGTATTTCCGCACAGGCAACAGCAACAGTCGAAAATGGCGTTATCACAAGAATAGGAATTACAACAACAGGAATTGGATATACCGAAGCTCCTTCTATTGCTATCCAAAGTCCCTATATGGTTGGATATGGAACATATCGTTACAATGAGACAGTAGTTGGTTCTTCTTCTGGATATACGGCAAGAGTAAAATCTTGGAATACAACAACAAACAAATTAGAACTATCAAACATAACAGGAGACTTTGTTCCTGGAGAAACAATTATTGGAACAGCATCAAGTGCTAGTTACCAAATAAAAGTTGTAACTGTTGACAACCTCATTGATCCATTCGCACAAAACAAAGAAATACAAATAGAAGCAAATACAATTATAGATTTTAGTGAATCAAATCCATTTGGAACTCCCTAAATTGTTAAATAGTTAACATATAGTGATTTTCCAATATGTTTGAATATTTTTATCACGAGATCATAAGAAAAACAGTAGTATCTTTTGGAACTCTTTTTAACGGAATAAGTATCAAACACAAAAATGATGATGAAGATACTGTTTCCCAGATCAGAGTCCCATTGGGGTATGGGCCTACTCAGAAGTTTTTGGCGAGGTTACAACAAGTTCCTGATCTAAACAAACCAGTTCAGATGAACTTACCAAGAATGTCATTTGAACTTATTGGCATGTCATATGATCCAACCAGGAAGCTAACTACAACGCAAACATTCCTAACAAGAGACATCAACAACAACCAAATAAAGTCTTCATATCTACCAGTACCTTATAATCTCAATTTTGAGCTGAGTATTATGACAAAACTCAATGATGATATGCTCCAGATTGTAGAACAAATATTACCTTATTTTCAACCAAATTATACACTAACTGTAGATCTAGTGAAAGAAATAGGAGAAAAGAGAGATATCCCAATTGTCTTAGACAATATCTCTATGACCGATAATTATGAAGGTGATTTTACGGAAAGAAGAGCACTAATATACACTCTAAAATTTACAGCAAAAACATATCTTTTTGGTCCAGTTTCTTCCGATTCTATTTCTTCCGATATTATCAGGAAAGTTTCTATTGGTTTTGCTTCTGGAGATGCTTCGGGATTAACAAGAAGAGCAGTCACTTATAGTGTAGAACCTCGCGCAATCCAAAGTTATACTGGGGACGAAACAACCATTCTCGCAAAGGACGCAGAAAAAACAGATAACATTATTATTGTAGAGGATGCGTCTGAAATTTCTGTTGGATCTTATCTTGATATTAATTCAGAAGAACTATATGTAGAATCAATATCTGGAAACACATTGACTGTCAAGCGTGGTCAGGATTCTACTGCAATATTAAGACATATCTTGGGATCTAGAGTGAAACTTATTACTAGTGCTGACAATTTATTAATTGAACCTGGAGATGACTTTGGATTTACTGGATCATTGGATTGATAGGAGGTACAAATGAAAATGACTAAAAAATACAAAAAATTAAATGAGACATTTAATATTGATGATTCTGATGAAGTAATCCATCCAGAAATCGCAGAAGCAACTCCGGCAGAAATAAAACCGGAGAAAAACTCTATTGTTGATGATATAAGAAAAGATTATGAATACACTCGCGGAAATTTATACTCAATTATAGAAAAGGGACAGGAGGCAATCAATAATGTTCTGGAATTAGCACAAGAGACTGATACTCCTAGAGCTTATGAAGTTGTGGGACAATTGATAAAGAATGTTTCCGACGCCACTGATAAGTTAATCGATCTTCAGAAAAAAATAAAAAATCTAGACGAAGTGAAGCCAACAAGAGGCACAACAAATGTCACCAATGCCTTATTTGTTGGTTCTACTGCAGAATTGTCGAAAATGCTTAAGAATCAGTTAAAAGGCATCGACGATAATAAATAAAAATAATAGTAACTTTTTGTGCTCAAATGAAGAAGATCCAGGAAGACCATAAGGAAATTGCATCCGGAAAGAAAAAGGATGATGAAGGTTATATGGCGAGGCTTGAGTTGGATTCTATCGAAAGATCCATTAAAAATCTAAGAAAAGTTATTAAGAGTAGTGACACTCAACTTCCTGCTTGGGTACAATCAAAAATTACAAGAGCAGCCGATTATATTGACTCTGCCACTGAATATCTCCAAGGAGATCAAGAGTTGGACGAAGAACTTAGTGCAAGAATAGATCCAGAGAAACATAAAAAAGCAACCAAAGCAAATAAGATAACAAAAATAATAGACAAACCAGGAACTGGAGGAGAACAGAGAGCTGCCCAAAATATCACAAGAGAAAGACTTGGTGGGACTGGTACAATAGCTGTCCCAAAATTTGAGCATTTGCCTCCATATAAAAGACCGACTCAAAAAGAAGAAAAATCTCTAGTCGATCAAATCCTATCAGAAATGGGATGTGGATGTAACAAAACAAAAAAAGGAAAAAAGTGCCCACAGCACGGATATAAAGATTGCTCTACGCTACACGAAGAAAAAGATCCCAAAGGTCCCACCCAGCCATATAAAACTCCAGAAGAAATTGCAAAAAAGCATAGAGTCTCACTTGATTTAATTAAAAAACAACTTAAGATGGGACTAAAGGTAGAAAAAGAACATACCTCTGATCTAACTGCCGCAAGAATTACTGCTCTACAACATCTAGATGAAGTTCCAGATTATTATTCTAAATTAAAAAAGGTAGAAGCACAGAATGAAAGTAAGATCGTAAGAGATATGTTTGGTAATGCTTCTTACGAGTTTGTGGATCTTATTACTGCTGATCCTATCTTGAGTGAAGGAAAAAGAAAAAAGAAAAAGAAAAGTGATCCTTGCTGGGATGGATATAAAAGAACAGAAGGTACGAGAGAGTACGAAAAAGGTTCTTGCGAACCTGTAGAAGAGCAGAATAACAACCAAGTACAACAAAGACTGATTAGAGCAAAACTGGAAAAAGAAAGAGCAGACCAAAAATATGCAAAAACAGTTGGAACTTTATCCAGACAAGGGGCAGATCCAGAAGCTGTATCAGAAGCAACTCTTCCATCTCAGAACGGTCATCTTATGTCCGTAACTGTGATGTGGCGTGGCAAATATTATGCAACTCAGATGTTCTTCCCTCAG